GTGCTCGTCGTCGTCGTTGTGCCACAGCGGTAGTCAATCTCACCGGGCACCACTATCCAATCACAAGTGAATTGTTCTGTCACGGTGCTGCCATCGCTGGAGGTTGTCACCTTGGGCAACGCTTGCACCACGTTCTGGCCCGCAGGACTGGTGATTTGCGGCTTGACGGCCGGATCAACTGCGGGTGTTACACCGGCGTTCGCCGCGTCAGCCAATGCGCGATCAACGGCCGAACCATCAGCCCAGCCACCGCGCCCGGCAACCAACTGTTCAAACTGATCCACCGTCATGGGAAGCCACGCAGGCGTGTCAGGCGTTCTGTTCTGGCGGTTAAACGCGGCCTCGTTGACAGTGACCGTCGCCCCATTGGAGTTCTGCACCACGTTCCACCTGCAAACGCCATAGCCAAGTGCACCGCCCGTGTTGGTAACGGAGTTGTACGTGCTGTGATACTGAGAAGACCCGGTCGAACTGGGCCCGCCCTGCGCGCCAGGAATCGCGATGTACAACAGACAGGCCGACGAAAGCGACGTTGACCACGCTGCAGGCGAAACCCGGTACTCATAGCACGGCCCGGTGTAGCAGCCGTCCGCAAGCTGTTGAAACTGCGGTGGTGAGTTCGGGTCCTCGTTGCTGGCCTTGCACCCGAGCTCGATACACAGATCGTATAGAGCGGCACCTGTCGCCAGAATCGGCATCGTCTTGCGAGCAAATCGACCAAGCGCACCGGCCACAGCGCCAGCGCTCAACGGCTGCTTAACTCCGAAGGGCACCGTCTTCCCAGAAACCGGAGAAGGCACCTGCGCCGTACCACCCATCCCGGGCAAACCACCCGGCGAGTGCGAGAAATTCATGTTGCCCGCGGCTGTCGGCCCAGGAACGCCAGAGCTAATGATGGGCGTGCCGTTAGATCCGAATGACACTGTGTGCTTGCCCGCGCCAGTGGCCAAGTCGCGCCACGCGTCGAACTCCGAACCGGCAGCGCTCGCGCCTAGTGAAAGGCAACCCAGAGCAAGAGCGACGAAAGCAGCGCGAATTGCAGATCGATGGCAGTGACCATTTTTAAGACTCCACATGAGGGGAAGACTCCCAGAGGTTAAGGAACTTGCGAGCGATGACGATGACAATCGCAGCACCGAGGAACAGGCCCCACAACAAGGCCATGTCGGCTATCCGCGACGCCGCCGCCGCATCCGCTTCGGGTCCGCTGGGAGCGACGAACGTGACAGTGCCGGTAACGCCGCTCGATGAGCCGCCACCGCCAGCACCCCCACGTGAGCCAGCCTGTGACGCCAGGTCGAGGTCACAAACCGGGATAGAAATTGACTGTTGGCTTGACCCGTAGGCGGGACTGCCAATCTCAAAAGTGACCGAACAGAATGAACCAGCCGTGGGCGAGCTCGGGCAGCTGGGAGGGCTCCAGGACATGACGCGATTGCACTGGTAGAACGACACAGCACCGCTGCCAGCAGTCGTGATGCCCGAAGGCCAAAGCATTCCAGCGCATCGCTCCTGCGCAGCCTCAACGGCCGTAGCGTGGCAATGCAAACCCGAGTGATAGCCATTGACCGCGAACGCTGGCCCAGCGACCACCGCGACGAAAACCAGAATGAATTGGCGAAGGAATTTCATGGTGATGACGCGCACCCCCTTGTGAGAGGTGCGCCCCAGGTGGATTACAGCCAGCCCATCTTTTGGCCGAGCTTGCGCACGGCGAAGATGGCGATGCCGGCGGCGATCATCAGGCCGATGACGGTGACGACGTCGGCTTGGTAGGTCGTGATGGCGGTTTCGGCACCGGCCGGCAGAGCGGCCATCGCTTGCGCGCCCACGGTCGAAGCGAAGCCCAGGGTTGCCAGCTTGAGCAGGTTGGAACGGTTCATTTTTCAGTGTCCTTTCGAGACGTTGCCGCAGGGGTTATTAAAGGTACGCAGGCGCTGCGACGCCGCCTGTGTTTCGAATCCAGTTGAAGGGGCCGCGTATGTCCGCATCGCCCCAGAAAGACGGCTTGCCGTGATCGTGGAGACGCACAAGCGCGGTCGATTTGGGAGTGGAGTAGACAATCCCGAACTCAGAGGGAAACCACTCTCCGGTAGCACGATCAATCCAACCGCCTCCCACTTTGCGTTCAAAGCGGTCTGTGATCGCAGCACGAGCCTGCACAAACGCAGGCCAATTAATCCAGCGGCGCACACTGCCGCCAACATCGTCCAAGCCGCCAATGCCATAGCATCTCGCTCCCTTCGGGAACGCTCCTTCGTTGTCAAATTTGCTTGCGTACTTCATGACGTAGCGAACGGCAGCAACGGCCTTCTCGACATTCGTCATCCCATGGAGCCAGAAGCCACGTGCATCGAGCTTCAAGTCCTCGCGACACACCTGCACCGGCATCCAAACCACCACATGAAAGTGCGGCTTGATCGTGCCGACCTCCGCACCACTCTTGCGAGCCTTCGTCTCCATTACCCAGACGTATCGCAAGCGCGTGTTGTGCGCCCGCTTCAGCCACACGCGCAGCCGCTGCAGGGCCTCGCGCACGTGGCACGGTTCCCACTCCACTCCATCGCGGTACGTGAAGGTCAACATCCAGGCTTGGAACCCGGATTGAGAGAGCCACTTCGCGGCAACACCCAGGTTTTTACGAAGCCGGGTGCACCGAGCTTCCAACTTGTCGACCGTGAACCCATCCAAGGCCGTGTTCACGTTGTTGATACTGGTGACAAGCCCAGGGCACTTCGTGCCCTGACCAGCCTCGCGCCTGAGCGTGAGCAGCGAAGACCGATGCGCATCGCGAACCGCGAAGTACTCCTGAGTGCTGGAAGCGCTCACGCTGCGTGCTCCAAATGACCGAAGCCAACTGCGAGCCGCGCCAGGTGCACGAGCAACGCAGCGAACGGTTCCGGGGTGCGCTCACGCTCAGCCTTGCACATCCGCTCTACCCTGCCCTGCGCCTCCCGAAGCTCAAAAGGCAATGCCGGCACGGGAGCGCCGACGATGTAAAGGCCTGTCGCCTTAGGTGCGCGATGCCCGAAGTCGGCTTGATTGAGAGTGACGAAAACACCGCCGTGGTTGTCGCGCATGCCAGCCGACCAACACCCGACTTCCTTCCAAAGCCGGGAATCAAGCGGATGCTCCACGACACCACCGAAACGACGCGCCATCGCTACAGACCACAGCGCCAGATTGCGCTCGTGATGCGCTTCGGCGTTGACGAAGTGAGCAAGCCGCGACCAGACGCGGCATGGAGGGTGAAACACGCCAGGTGCACCACCCGGCCATGTGAGCGCGTCCCGGTCCTCGTCGTAGCAGTCCACGCCGGGAAACTGCTTGTAGTGACTGTCCTTGCGAACGAACAAGGCAGCAACAGTCACAGGCCCTCCCCTGCCACCGGGAGGCCGCCGCGCGTGTACTCGATATCAACGCCATCGGCGTCCAGGGTGACGGCGATGCCGTCCGGCTGTTCGTTCGGTTCGTGATCCGCAGCGGCTTCACGCAGAAGGGCGCACAGGGCGCCCTCCAGTTGTGCCAGCCGTGCAAGGTGCATCGGGTCGGCGTGCATGGTGCCGCCCAATCAGCCGACAGGTTTCTTGACCAGCGCGACCAGCTTGGGAGCCACCTCAAGACGGCCCTCGCGAGACACGAACAGGCTGTTGGGCGACAGGGTGTACTCGCCCGGCGCGTACGGCTGTGCGCCCTGGTCGAGAATGATTTCCACCTTTTCGGGGAAGGGAAGCGGTTGGCCGGTCTGGTCCGCCGTGTGGCAGTAGACCGTCTGGAAATTCATGTCGTACGGCTTGTTCGACTGCTTGCCGACGCCCTTCATGTTGCGAATGGGCAAGGCGGGGACGGTGATCTTGATCAAGGTGTGGCTCCTAGTAAGTGTTGTCACATTGACAACGAACTGGAGCCTAACGGTTGCGTGGACACCTTGTCAACGTTAGCCACGCTAACATGTGGTCACTCTGTCAACTCAACGCCACACTAAGGAACCCACTTCTATGCAAAGCACCATGACTCTGCTAGAGCGCGCGCTCTCTCTCAAGACGCCGCCGGAGTGGGCGCGAGAGCTTGGTTTGGAACGCACAGCCCTTCACACCGCGAAGAAGCGCGAGCATCTAAGCCCGGCCATCGCTGGTGCGCTCGCAGAGAAATTGGGTGAAGACGTTGACCGGTGGATCGTGGTCGCAGCCTTGGAGAGCGAGAAAGACAGCGCGTGCAAGACGCGCATGATCAAGCGGCTTTCTTCCCGTAGGGAAAAACCCTCATTTTACTTACGGACGCCCAACAAAGGCCCGAGCACCCGCATTCCGTTTCCCCTCAAGCGCGGATGCTCCGGCCACACCGCGCGAAACCAGGCCATCTTCACCACATCTTGCGTTACACCAAAGCGCGCCGCGACAACACGCTGAGTTTCGCCACCCATCAAGGCGTCTACCACATCAAACTCGTCGTCATCGCTAAGCGACTTGGGCCTTCCGATCAAAACGCCCCTCCGGACCGCCGCTATCTGACCAGCAAGCGACCGCTCCCGAATCAAACTACGCTCAAACTCGGCCACCGCGCCGAGGATGGAATACATCAACTTGCCCGCCGCCGTCGATGTGTCAATAGGCTCCGTCAAACTGCGAAACCCCGCACCAACAGCGTGGATGCGCTCCAGCATAGAGAGCAAGTCCTGCAAACTGCGCCCCATCCGATCCAGCTTGTACACCACCACTACGTCACCAGCTCGGAGCTGCTGAAGCAACCGCATTAGCGCCGGGCGAGAGCCGACGCTCGACCACTTTTCAGAAATCACCCGATCAACGCCAGCGCGCCTAAAGGCGTCTTCCTGTAGCGCTGTGTCCTGCAAGACCGTGGACACCCTCCCATAACCGTACTGCACCTCACAAACCCCTTTCAAAGCGCGGAAGGATACGACGCTCGCGCGACAGCTGCCGACGCAAGGACAAACGCGGCCCTGCGGCGTGCACGTCGCAAGCTAGTGCGCCGCCGCTATTCGGGCCGCTGTTGTTGAATGTCGCCAACGCCCAACACGTGCGCCCACTAAGACCGGTTTATCAAGGCGCGATGCCCGGCCTTGGGCCCGCCGAGCCGATGGCCGCGTATGGCCGATCTGCCGGCAACCAAGCCCCAGCGGGCTCGGAGCCGTTGCCGCCAGGTGCGGAGCTTGGCGGCAGTGGCGTGGCAGCGCGTGAACCGCCATTGGAGAACGGTGCGGAATTTCCCGCGATCGTGACGCGATCGGTTTGCATGGAGGCATCCAGGCACGATTGGCCAGTGAGAGGCATCTTTGCGCCCTCCGTGTCGAAGCACGTGCAACGCGGACCCATCACCACACAGCCGGCGACGATGCGCGGTTTCTCGGGC